GTTTTCCACACCTGTTGATCCCGACAAGATGTTTCGTAATGTACGTGACATGTCGGATGCCGCCTCTGGCCCACCCACACCGAACATACCCGATGTGAGGAAGGGTTTCAGGTTGGCCCGGGACCTTCATTATGTTGTGTCCTGGTGCCTAGCGAAGGGCGTAATTGCACCGGTCAGAGAATCGGTGACATTGCGCAGTCATTTTACACAAAGTGACATCGTGATGGTGCCGCCCGCGCGCGCACACACCCATCCGAACTCCGCTGCTTCGCGCAGCTCCGCGAGTGCTTTTGCTGAAAGACTCTCCGACTCTGTTGGTTTGAAACCCTACTTTGTCCAATATTCTGCCTCCGACAAGCGCCACAACCGCGCTGGCTCCAGAAGCTGGTTCTGGGGGAAGGACGTTACTGCTGATCCAGCCGTCTACGACCCCCCGGATGATGCTCTTGAGATCCTTGTTGACATAGATTACTACATCGACATGAACTCCAAGCTTCTGAACTACCGCCCCCTGCTGCTCTACAGCTTCCAGCCAGAGCAAGCGGCACGGGTGTCGAAGGAGTGCTCCTACACCTTTACCGCTGACAACAACGTTCACTATCTTGTCAGCGGCGGAGCACAGTATTCACACCCTGTGTGGAACTATGGACAGGACATCGTCAAGGTGACGGATCGCTTCCTTGGCTTTCCTTGGAAGGTTGTTGTTTACAACGTCGACCGTCGACGTGTTGCTGACGACCATGAGCTTGTCATGTTCACCCCTGTGGGCATGTGGAGAGGCGTTTTCGGCGCAATTGCACATTGGCGCCTCGAGGGCAAGTCGTTGGACTACCTCCGCCCCGTCCGCGGCGACTTTCTCCGATTGAATGTCATCGGCCCCAATGGCCCTTGCGTTTCTACGGCACGTGTTGGCGGCTTCAACTGCGCCACCGTTTCTGTCATCGAGGATGAGTCGATTGCTACCAAAGCGAAGCTTGGCAAGAATGACTTGACCCTACCCCAGGTTCTGGCGACCTTGAAAACACAAGGCGAGGACCCTGCTGGGTTGGCTCTCTTGGAGTATCATCGCACGGTCTGTGGCCCGAAGGCTGATTATGTCTTCCCGCTCGCCGAGTCCGTGAACCGCTATCAATACGGTCCCCAGATGTATGACCCAGAGGCCAAGTGCAAGGCACAGCCTTTTATGTCCCCTTTCTTTGCGGATTGCTATGCTCCCGACCTCTCCCTCGGCAATGAGCAACAAGCTGTGAAGGCCCGCATTCGGGACGTTGCTGTGACGGTCAAGATGTCCCCTTTCCTGCTCCAGACAATGCGTGAGTTCGTTGAGGCTTTCCTCCCAGAGCCACACATCCTGCACCCTGTGGATGATGAGGAGGTCTTTGCACGCCAGAGCCGGCCTACGCAGAGGCACATCCTCGAGGATGCTGAGTTTGATTCACCACATCGCATTCTCAAAGTTTTCCAGAAGGCTGAAACGTATGACAGCGCTAAGGACCCCCGCTTGATCTCAACTATCAACGGTGTGGACAAGCGTTCTTACTCTGCGTTCATTTATGCCCTCTCGGAGCACATCAAGTCTCAAGATTGGTATGCTTTCGGGAAAACACCTGCTGCAGTGGCAGAACGTGTCGTGCAGGTCGTGTCGCAATCGAGTGAGGTTGTGAACACTGATCTCAGCCGTTTTGATGGGCGTGTTAGCAACGCTCTGCGCACATTTGAGGACATGGTTCTCATGCGCGCTTTTGCTCCTGAGTATTCTGCGCACCTCAGCGAGCTGCACCATTCCCAGTTCAACCTTCCCGCCATTTGCACTCTTGGCACGAAGTACAATAGTGGCACCGCGCGCGCCAGTGGATCACCCGAAACTGCCGCGCTCAACAGCCTTGCCAACGCCTTCTTTGCTTTCCTCGCCAAGCGCAAGACCAACTTGCGCGGCTCGTTCTTGACCCCACGTGACGCCTACCGCGCACTGGGTATTTACGGCGGCGACGATGGCATCACTGGCGATGTTTGTGCTAAGACGTACATCGAAGCATGTGCAATGATGGGACAGGTCCTCACCACCGAGATCATTCAACGCGGACAGCCTGGAGTCAAGTTCCTCGCTCGCGTGTATGGTCCGGACGTATGGTTTGGGGACCCAAGTTCGATGTGTGATCTCGGACGACAGCTGTCCAAGTTTCACGTCACCACTCCCCTCCCGAGCACTGTCTTGCCTTCACGCAAGCTGCTTGAGAAGGCCCGCTCTTTTTATTTGACCGACTCAAACACACCGATCATTGGTTCGTTTGTTAGGCGCGTCATTGAATTGGCCGGGCATGAGGTGGTGATGTCGTCAACCGGTTTGTTGAACATCTGGGGATCAGACATCTGCCTTGAGGATCAGTATCCCAATGGCGGAGACCGCACACCACAATGGATGGTAGGTGAGGCGGTGCGTGTGTTTGGCATGGAGGCCGTGGACCGTTTTACGGCATGGCTTCCAACTGCGGCGACTCTCGCTGCCCTCATGGCTCCGCCTCTTCTGCGTGAGCCTGTTGCCAAGCCACCGTCTGAGCACGTTGTCATCAACGGCGTCAGTGGCGATAAGCTACGGCCGAACAAGAAGGAGCCGCGCAACAACCGCGCCGCTCCGCCTGGCGCTCATCCGCCCAGGCCGAGGGGACCGCGTCCCCAGGGTGCTTCCGCTCCCAAGCAACCACCTCTCACCAGCGGCGGTGTGCGGCACCGCCGACGTGGCGGTGGAAAATAGTACCCCTTGTGTATGACTAGAAAGCAAGGCGCGGCCCAACTTGGGGGCCGCGTTCGATTTTACTCAGAAACCATCCCTCTGAATTTCCCTGCTTTCGAAATAAATCGACAATGCAAAATGCAAATGCAAAACAGGCCAAGAAAAGCAACAAGAGAGGCCGCACTCCACGATCTGGAGGTGGCGCTGCATCTGAACCGCCAGCTAAGAGACAAGCTGCTATGCGAGCACCTCCGTCTGAAGACATGCCACGCAGAGCTTCTCAAAGTTTCGGCGCCGCGATGGCGGATGCTGTCCCCACAGGCAAGAACTACCGCCGCAAGACTACCTTCATGTCTGACCTCACCCGTGAGTACATCGGAGAAGTCTTTGGTTCCAATTCCACAACGGCGGTGGTCCAGCAGTTCTCTGTGAATCCAGGCCAAGCGCAGACATTCCCGCTGCTGTCGTCCATTGCCAAGCTGTATGAGAAGTACCGATTTAAGAAGCTGCGTTTCCTCTATCGCCCTGAAGTTTCACAGTACTCCACTGGTGGCCAGACCGGGAAGGTGGTCTTCGGCTTCGACTATGATGCCGCAGACGCACCTCCGACCACAAAGGTCCAGATTGAGGACACGGACATCCACTGCGACGCAATGGGTTATCAAGCCATGGCCCTCACCGTTCCCACCGCTGATGCCGATAATGTCTCACGTTTCCGCTACGTTCGTCCTGGCGCCCTTCCTGGTGGTACGGACATCAAGACGTACGATGTGGGGAACATCAATGTGCTCACCTACAACAATGGTGTGACTACGTCGCTTGGTGAGTTGTGGGTGGAGTATCAGTGTGAGTTCGACGTTCGCATCAACGAGAACACCGTTGCACCACCGCTTAACAACCAGGTCACGGTGTTTTCCACTGTGTCTGGGGGCGAGCCCTTGACCACGACCACTGTGGCCCAGAATCTCGCCCTGTCTAATACCTACGGCGGCCCTAGCATTGGTGCCCTCTTCAATGGCTGTCGTGCGGTGAACAGCACCGGCAATATTGTTCTCCCTGCTGGAAACTACCTTGTCGATGCTGCTGGATACGTTGACTTCACTGGCAGCGCGAGCAGCTTCAGCGCCACATTGGTCAAGAACAACGCTGACTACAATTCTGTCAACAAC